GGTCGGGGTCGGCAATATGAAAGCCGCCGACTTCCTATCCCAGGTCGCCTTGATCGTGCGCGAGCGTGGCGAAGTGTATGGCGATGCCCGCGCTAATCTTGGCGATACAGCGGCCCGCTGGAGCGCCACGTTAGGCCATAAAGTCACGCCCGCTCAAGTCGCTATGTGTATGGTGGATTTAAAGCTGTCCCGCTTGAAAGCTAGCCCGCATCACCTTGACAGCCTGCAGGACATCGCGGGATATATCGCCTTGCTATCTGAAATCATTACAGACTAAACGCGCTGCCCTTATTCCTTTTGGGCTATGCGCGGCCCCCCGGATTGCTTGGCAGTGTCCGGGGGGCACCTTATTCTTCCAGCATCCATGTCCCTGTGATGCCCTCGCGGATACGCAAGGCCGCCTTCAATTCTTTCAATGAACGCCTGATACCGCGCGAGGCATTGTCCCGACTCCCGCCGCTGATGGACATGGCCGCTTGACGCATGGCTTCTTCCAGCACCTGGCCGCCCTTGGCCTCTTTGAGCATTTTCAATATCAGGACATCATACTTGCTACCCATCGCGTTCGTGCGGATCGACGCAACAGCATCATGGTAAACAGCCACAAGCGAACTAATTTCCTCGTTTTCCTCGTCTTTGCCTATAACCCGGCGTTCAAGATCGAAGTAAAGGCCCTTAACCTTGTCGCCGTCCTTTTGCTTTGTGACTTCAAGGCGGGCGTTCAGGGCTTCAGGGTCCGAGCGAAAGCAGCCGAGCAGGAAGTCCACGTTTGCCGTGATGGCGCTCGAACCACGGGGCCGCTCGCTGGCGCTATGGCCGCTGTGATGGATGACCAGGACAGTTGCCCCGAATGGCTCGCGTATCTCGCTGTTTATCATGCGGAGATAACTGGCGATGTCGCTGGAGCTGTTTTCGTCCCCGGCAAAGGTCTGGCTCAATGTGTCAATGACGATCAGCTTGGGTATTTCGGGCAGGTTAATAATGGATTGCCGCAGCGCAGCAACTTCATCTTTGGCTGATAGCAGCAACGGCACCGTGCAAACGTGGAAATTGTCCGGCGGTGGAATGTTATTTTGCCACGCGACGATGCGCTTATATATGCCCGCGCCACCTTCAGCGGCCATGTATCCCACGGCCCCAAAGTCGGTCTTGCGATTAGTCCAGGCTTTGCCATTGGCGACAGACAGGCCAAGGTCGAGGGCAAGGAATGATTTAAACGTGCCGGATGCGCCAAAGATCATGCCCATGCTGTCAGCCGGGATCAGGTTTTTGACTAACCATTTGATATTCTTGGTGCTTTCGCCAAGCTGCGGGATGGTTTTCCAATACCCGGCAACATTAAGCGGTTCTTCTGGCTTGGGCGTGTACTTTTCCGCCCCCTGCACCATGCGGACCAATTCAGGCCCAAACCGCTCGCGCCAGCGGTCTAGCTCCGGGCCTTCTTCTTCTGGCTTGGAGGCCAGCATAATGGAGCGCAGGACGTTTACCGTAGCCCCCGTCTTGAGGCCGCTGGCGACCAGGCTGGCCGACAGCTTCATAAGCGGATCGTGATATGACCGTTCTTCAAGATTGGGATTAATGATGGCCTTGAATAGCTCGACGGCATCGCCCGTGCCTTCGGGCTTGGGCTTGGGTGCAGCTAGGCCGCGCTTGAGAGCGTCCAGGTCCAGACCGAATGTCGCAACGGCATCGGCAAGGCTGTAAACCTCGCTTAAATCGCAGAATAGCAGCCGTGTGGCCCACAGGCCCGTTTCCCGGCGCTTTGTATTGGTGCCGACCGGCAACCGGGCATAGCGGACAGGATTATTGCCGCTGCTATCGGCCTTTACATAGCCGCTCGCGCCCATAGCATGAAGGACGGCATCTATGAGAAGCAAATTGCGAGTATCAGGATCGGCAGGGTCTAGCAGGATTCCGACTTGGTAGTTCGCCTTTGATGTCTCCAAGGCATAGGAATAACCGCCTATAAGGTCGTTTAAACCGTCAGGTGATAAATCGTCAGCCAGCAGGACGGCAAGACGGCCAAAGCATTCCTTGGACCGGCGCTTGTCGCCTTCGCGGGCATACATGACCCCGACCGAGTAATAATTATTATCCTCGCCGCGCTGGTCGATGACCGTCTTTTGGGCTTGCGTCCCGGCCCATGAGCTGCCCGTCCAGACTGTGGGTGCGGCCTCGCCGGGATCGCTTGCGAATGATGTAGTCCAGCCGTAATCGTCCCGCAGCCTGCCATAGACGGCAGACAGGAACTCAGAGTTTTTCATAATAGCCCCTTAAATGCCGAAAAGGTCTTCCAGGCTGATCTTGATTTTGCGCTTCTTGGCGTGGGCTATAAGGGCTGTCCAATGGGTTTGGGGGATTTTACCGGCTGTACCGTCTTCAACTAACCAGCGACTGACTGAGCTAGGACCGATTCCGAGGATTTTGGCTGTGGGCGTTACGCCGCCAAGGCGGCGGACAATGGAATAGGCCGGTTCACAACGGCCTTTAATATGTGCCATAAAAAATCCCTTTAGGTAGTGATTCGCCTAATATGCACGGCTGTTAATCTTGTGCAAGATACATTTTCATAAAAAAACATCTTGCAGCTACCGCAAAGGGGGTGATACGCCTAGCGGAGTGATTTGGAGAACCGCCATGACATCAAACACAGAAGCAGAACTGGAACATTTGGCCGAGCGTTGGCTGATCGTCAAGGATGCCGAAAAGCAGGCTAATGCTGAACGCCTGCGGATTGAAGACAAGATTCTGTCCTTGTCCCCAGCCAAGGAAGAAGGATCGTCTAGCCGGACATTGACGAACGGCTATAAACTGACAACTACGGGCAAGCTGTCCTACAAGGCCGACTTGGACAAGTTATTGGAATTAACTACCAATTGGCCGGAAGGTCAGAAGCCCGTCAAGACAGAAACCAAGGCTGACGAGGCGGCGCTCAAGTTCATTCGGGCCAATCGCCCGGATTTGTGGAAGCGTCTGGCACAGGCAATTACCGTTAAACCCATGAAAACAAGCGTTACCATTGAGGAGACTGAATAATGGCTTTCGATCTGAAAAGCATTCGCAAGAACGATGCAATGGCCGCGCCCCGCATCATGGTATACGGCGTTGAAGGTATCGGCAAATCAACATTTGGTGCTGGTGCGCCTAATCCCATCTATATCTTGACTGAAGACGGCCTTGGCTCGCTGAATGTGAATCACTTCCCGCTGGCGACATCGTTTCAGGATGTGATGGATGCCATTTCCACGCTTTACAAAGAGAACCACGCATTCGAGACTGTGGTGATCGACAGTCTGGACTGGCTTGAGGCTATCATCCAGCGCGAGATTGAGCAGAAATACGATGCCAAGGATTTGGCTTACGGCAAGGGCAGTCTTATCGCTGCCGAGAAATGGCGCGAGATACTGGACGGGCTGAACGCCTTGCGTAATGACAAGGGCATGGCGATCATCCTGATCGCGCACACAACGATTAAACGCTTTGATAGCCCTGAAGTCGAACCTTATGACCGCTACCAGCCCAAGCTACAGGAACGCAGCAATGCTGTTGTCCGTGAGTGGGCCGATGCTGTCCTGTTCGCCAATTACAAGACCATCGTTAAGAAGGACGATGTGGGCTTCAACCAGACCAACAATCGCGGCATCTCGACGGGCGAGCGGTTGTTGTTTACCAGCGAGCGCCCCGCTTACATGGCGAAGAACCGCTATAACATGCCTGAGAGCATCCCGTTGTCGTGGGGCGCATTTGCAGAAGCCATCAGCTAACCAAGGAGAAGACTAATGCCTGTATTTGATTTTGACGTTTCGACCTACGAAGCCCCCAAGCGCACCAGCTTTGAACCGCTGCCGCCCGGTGACTACAATGCCATGATTACCGACAGCCAGATGAAGATTACCAAGGCCGGGACTGGCGAATACCTGGAGCTTACCATTCAGGTCATCGACGGCGCTCATTCTGGCCGCCGCATCTGGGAACGCCTGAATGTCGTGAATGCCAACAAGGTGGCCGAGGAGATTGCTCGCAGCCAGCTTAACGGCATCAAGGCGGCTTGCAACATCGACAAGCTGGAAGCCAGCGAGCAGTTGCATGACGTGCCTTTTGTCATGTCGCTAGACATTGACCGCCGCGATCCGACCCGCAACAAGATCATGGGATATACGTCAGCGTCCAAGGCCCCGCGCCCTGCCGTTGCCGTGACTTCCGGCAAAAAGCCCTGGGAGCGTAAATAATGCCCCCACTGCCCGAATCCATGCACACCACGGCCCGCAAAATTTACGAGTGGTACGAAAGCAAACAAGAAGGCCACCGCGAGCATCTTGGTGCGTCATTGATCGGGCATCACTGTGACCGTTTTCTTTGGCTAACATTCCGCTGGGCTGCGTCCCCTCATTTTGAGGGGCGCGTCCTTCGGTTGTTCAATACTGGCAAGCGCGAGGAGGCGCGTGTTTATGAGGAACTTCGTGCAATCGGTGTTGAACTGCACACTGAGGACGGCGGTAAGCAAATCACTTGCCGTGATAGTACCGGCCACTTTGGCGGGAGCCTTGACGGCGTGGGTTTGGGCTTCCCTGAAGCGCCGAAGTCGTGGGCCGTACTGGAGATAAAGACCGCCAACAACAAGGCATTTACCAGCTTGAAGGCCAAGGGCGTACAAGCCGATAAGCCCCAGCATTACGCCCAGATGCAGACCTACATGGGCATGATGAAGCTGGACCGGGCTATGTATATCTGCGTGAACAAGGACACGGACGACCTTTACACCGAATGGGTGCATTTCGATAAGCAGGCTTACGGCGACTTGCTGCATAAGGCGCAGCGCACGGTTAAACGCCCTGAGCCTGCCGACAAGATCAGCCAAGACCCAGCCAACTGGCTGTGCAAGATGTGCGATATGTACAAGCTATGCCACCAGGCAGAGCCAGCCGAGGCCAATTGCCGGACATGCTGCCATTCCACGCCCACGGTTAACGGCAAATGGCATTGCCATGAGTACGACAAAGACCTGTCGGTTGAGGATCAGCGCAAAGGCTGCGGGAGCCATATATTCATTCCGGCGCTTGTGCATGGAACGCCCGTTGACGGCGGTACGAATTTCGTTGAGTATTTTGTTGAAAGCACGGGCGAGACATTCAAGAACGGCCCTGCTCATACGCCCAGCAAGGAAGTTGTCAGGCGTGGACGCAAGAAGAAGGCCGCTGTTGATTTGGGGCCTGAAATTTCGACGGATGATTTAAATGACGACATACCCTTTTAGGCACCACATGCTAGTCAGCCAGCGCGAGAGCGCGTTACACGCCCTGATCTTGGAACGGCAAGCCCGCAATGAGGATACGCTATATCTGAATCATCATGCCAAATCAGTTGAGCTAATCCAGTACAATGCAAGCCGGGGCATGAGCCGTGCGGCTATGGCGCGTATCTGGCCTGAGAAGTTGCTTAACCTGGTATTGGGACATGAGGCAGCGAAATGAGCGATATGATTGAGCGGGCGACACAGGCCAT